AGGCGGGCATCCTCAAAGCGATGGGCGTGCTGGCGGGGATGCCGGACCTGTTCGTGATGGGGCCGCGTGATGCGTCCACCTCGCCAGACCCGCGCTTCGAGCCCCGCCTCATCGCAATCGAGTTTAAAGCCCCGCCCAAGCGCCTCCGTAGCGGGGGGCTATCCAAGGCCTCCCCGAGGCTTTCCCCCGCTCAGCGGGCTCGCCAAGCCGATCTAGGGGCATGTGGCGTGCCGTACCTCGTCATCGACGACATCGCGGACATGATCCAGAGCCTGCGCGCCCTGGGCGTGCCTTTGCGCGGGAGGGTGCTCTGATGCCGCTCCTGACCAAGCCCCTAGGCCCGCAAGAGCGCCAGGCCGTCGAGCTACGCCGGCAGGGGCTGAGCACGGGCGAGATCGCAGACGAGATGTGCCTGACCAGCAATCACGTCTCCACGGTCCTGACCCACGCCAAGCGCAAGGGCGCGGTGTTTCCGAGCGTGGTCAAGAAACACACCCCGTCCGTGCCGATCGAGCGCCTGGTCAAGATCAGGGCCGAGCTACTGCGGGCAGGCTACCGGCGCGGCATCCCGCGGATCATCGGCGAGCGTGTGGGGCTCACGAAGAACTGCGTCGGGGTGCGGCTCTGGAAGTACGACCAAGTACAGAAGCGGGAGAGGGCGGCATGACCACCAAGCTATTGCACCAGATTCAGGAGCAGGATCAGGCCGAACTGGCCGCTCGCTACAATGGCGAGAACCGTCGGCGACGCTCCAATTGGGTCATCGACTCCATGCGGACGAAGCTGCCGCCCGATCACATTGCGCTGGCGAACCGCATCATGGACCTGCAAGCCAAGGCCGAAGGCATCGCCCCCACCGGCTATGAGTCCGTGGACGGCATCGGCAACAACCGCGAAGGGGCGATGGCGCATCGTGTGGACGCCCAGCGTGCGCTCAACGGCTTTGACGCTGCTGTCCGCTCACGCCTCGGGGCCAACGGCTCCCGCGCCTTCTGGGCGATCGCATGGGGCCACAGCTTGGCCGAAACGATCCGAGCGACAGGCTACGAGCGCGGGTCGCACGGCATGGTCACGAAGCTGGTGCAGCTCACGATGATGGCGTTGCAGGACTATGACGATCTCTGCCGCGCCGACTCGCTGCGCAACTTCGCTATTGACGCCACAACGCAAATCACCCCATGAAATCACTAAGTCCCGACACGCGCGCCCAGCCTAACCGCTGCGGCGCGCTTTTCGTTTCTGGCGGACGCGCTCGGACGGCCTATCCCTGTCAGCCCCTTGACGCTAGCCGCTCCACCGCCCGCCAGAATCCAACCCACAGCAGCCCGCCACGCTGCCGCCCTATGATCGTTCGGCCATGGTTAGCCGGATTACGGGCGGCGGCGATTTCCCTCCTTGTCCCTAAAAGGCGGGCTGCTGCGGACCCAACAGGAGCAAGACATGACCAAGCTGAACGCCAAGACCAAGAAGGCCGCCAAGGCCGCGAAGAAAGCCCCGGCCAAGAAGGCGAAGGCGCGCTAAACCGTGGGCGAGCCAGTAAGCGCGCTCCCCCAAGCCACGCGCGAAGCAGCGCTGGCCAAGGTCAAAGCGCGCGAGGACGGCATACGCGCTCAAGCCATACGCCAAGGCCGCGAAGCCGAACGCAAGGACATGCTGCAAGCCTTGGGCATCCAGCGCATCGAGGAAGCAAGCCAGCTAGCCCAGCTCCGCGCCGAACGCGACGCGCGCCCCACGGCAGGCGAAGAAGCCAAGCACGGCAGACACCAGCGCTGGCTAGGCTTCGCCATAGGCGTGCCAGCCGGCATGATCCTCGCCTGCGGCGCCATCTTCGCGATGCAGGGCATCATCTGGGACACCGCAACGCGGTCGTTCCGGGAACAAGCCATGACCGGCGCGATCATCTCAAGCCAAGGCGAGGGTGAGCGTAACGAGGGTTACACGAACCCTGGGCAAGACGTGACACGCAGGCCATGAAGAAACCCACCAAACAGCAAGCCAAGCGCACGCGAGACGAAAACGCCAAGGCGATGCAAGCTAAGCAGCTTGAGAAGCTCAACGCGGCGTATGAGCGGGCGACACATTAAACCGTCTCCGCGCGTAGTTAAACACGCTTGGCCGGCTGAGCGTGTCGAAAAACGCCCTGTCGCAGCGCTTACTCCTTACGCTCGAAACGCCCGCACGCACTCAGACGAACAGGTGGCGCAGATTGCCGCCTCAATCCGTGAGTGGGGCTGGACAACGCCTGTCCTTGTGGACGAGGCGGGGCAGATCATCGCGGGCCACGGCCGCGTCATGGCCGCACGCAAGCTCGGCATCGCCGAGGTTCCGGTGATGGTGGCCGCTGGCTGGAGCGAGGCTCAAAAGCAGGCTTACGTCCTCGCGGATAACCAGCTCGCGCTCAACGCGGGCTGGGACATGGACTTGCTTAAGGTAGAGCTAGGCGATCTACAGGCCCACGGCTTTGACCTTGAACTTATCGGGTTCGCCAACCTTGACGCGCTTCTAGCGCCTGCAGGAACGGAAGGGCTCACTGACCCGGATGAAGTACCGGAAGCGCCGAGCGATCCGGTTACGCACACTGGCGATGTGTGGTTGCTTGGGCGGCATCGCATTACCTGCGGGGACTCAACCGTCGCCACCGATGTTGAGCGCGTGCTTGGCAGCGTGAAGCCGCACCTGATGGTTACGGACCCACCTTATGGGGTGGAGTATGAAGCTGATTGGCGCGACGCTGCGCTTGGCGGCAAGGCTGGCGGGCGTGCCACCGGCGCGGTCAAGAACGACGACAAGGCCGATTGGCGCGAAGCATGGGCGCTATTCCCCGGCGACGTTTGCTACATCTGGCACGCTGGCAACATGGCGCATGTCGTAGCCGAGAGCTTGATCGCAAGCGGGTTCGGCATTCGCGCTCAGATCATCTGGGCCAAGTCGCAATTCGTCATCGGGCGCGGCCACTACCACCCGCACCATGAGCCGTGCTGGTACGCCGTGCGGGACAGGCAGGGCGCCACCGGCCACTGGAGCGGCGACCGCAAGCAGTCCACGCTTTGGCAGATCGACAAGCCGAAAAAGAGCGAGACCGGGCACTCCACCCAAAAGCCCGTCGAGTGCATGAAGCGCCCGATAGAGAACAACTCCTCACCGGGACAGGCGGTTTACGAGCCGTTTTCTGGCAGCGGAACGACCATCATAGCGGGCGAAATGACGGGCCGTCAGATATTCGCGATTGAGCTTAACCCCGCTTACGTCGACGTTGCCGTCACCCGTTGGGAGCAGTTCACCGGCCAAGCCGCAACGCTTGAAGGTGACGGGCGCACCTTTGCCGAGCTTCTGGCTGAGCGCGTAACAAGAAAGGAAAGCCGTGGGAAGGCCGTCGCATCAGCCTGATGCTAAATCGCGTCAGCAAGTTGAAATGCTAGTCAGTTACGGACTAACGCATGACGCAATCGCGGCCATCGTCGGCATACATGATGACACGCTGCGCAAGCACTACGCGCAAGAGCTAGCTTACGGTAAGGCCAAGGTGACGGCGCAGGTTGCGAATGCGTTGGTCAAAAAGGCGCTGAGCGACCGCACTGACTCGGTAAATGCCGCGAAGTTCTATCTTCAAAGCCAAGCGGGCTGGAAGGAACGGTCGGAGCATGAGCACAGCGGCGACATGCGCGTCATCAACGAGATCGTCCTGCGTGGCGTCCGTCCAGATTGATCTGCCTGACAAGCTGGTTCCGATCTTCGAAGGGCCGGCGCGTTTCCGGTGCGCTTATGGCGGGCGTGGCTCAGCCAAGACGCGCACCTTCGCCAAGATGAGTGCGGTGATCGGCGCCAAGGCTGCGGCCGAGGGGCGATCTGGCATCATCCTCTGCGGCCGTCAGTTCATGAACAGCTTGGCGGACTCGTCCTTCAGCGAAATCGCCGCGGCCATTCGCTCTGAGCCTTGGCTGCAAGAGGCGTACGAGATTGGCGAGACGTTCATCCGCACCAGAGACAGGCGGGTCGAATACTCGTTCGTCGGCCTGGCGCGCAACCTAAGCAGCATCAAGTCCAAGGCGCTGATCATCCTTTGCTGGATCGATGAAGCCGAGGACGTGAGTGAGGAAGCTTGGGTCACGCTTGTGCCGACAGTGCGCGAGGACGGGTCAGAGATCTGGGTGACGTGGAACCCGAAGCTTAAGAAGTCCGCAACGGACATGCGCTTCAGGAACGCCACGGACCCTGACATCAAGGTCGCTGAGATGAACTGGCGGGATAATCCGTGGTTCCCCAGCGTGCTTGAGCGTGAGCGTGAGCGCGATCTGCGTGACCGGCCTGAGCAGTACGATCACATCTGGGAGGGCGGATACGCCACGGTCGCGGCTGGCGCGTATTTCGCCACGGACCTTCTGCGGG